GTGAGCAGGGCCAGGGTGCTGGGGCCTACGGGTACACGGTCCACGGGTTCCTCCCCGGTTAGGTGGTCTTGCCCAGCGCGTCGGCGCTTAGGCGGCTGCGCTTCACGGGCGGCAGGGAATAGCGCCGCACGGGGCGGCCTAGACGGTTGGCGATGATCTTAGCGGCACGGTCGCGGGCGGCAGGTGTCGCCCAGGGTCCGTACACCGGGCGCGGGCCGACCTCGTAGGCGTACCGCTTGCCGATGCGTACACGCCGCACGCGCTCGCGGTCGGCCTTCGGCAGCCGGGCTATGGCGCGCTCGCGCATGGCCTTAGTGCGCCACGGGCCGTAACGCTTCGTCAGGCGCGCGGCGGCGGTGTCCTCAACGTAGTACCGGCGGGACGCGGCGGGCTTGTCGGTGATGCGGATGGCGGGCGGCGCGGCAATGATGGTGCCGGTGCCGCGACCGTAGGCGCGCACGCGCTGGCGCACGGCGTCCCCGCTGTTGCCCTCGTAGGTGACGACGTGGCGGCCGTCGGGGGAATAGTCGGCGCACACCGCCACATGGGTGCCGGGCCAAATCAGGAACGCGCCGGGGACCGGGTGCGCGATGGTCGCGCGCTGCGCCTTCGCACGGTCGGCCATTACCGCCGTGGACGGGTGGCCGATGGGCGGGCTGCCCAGGCGCGGGTCGTCCACGTTGTCCTCGCGGCCGGTGATGCCCCACGCCACCATCGCGGCGGCATACGCACCGCACCACGGCCAGCCGGTGCCCATGCCCCACGGTTCCTGCCACCGCGACACCTGCGGGCCACGGTTACTGCCGGGCGGCTGCTCCGACGTGCCCAGGTAGGTGGCCGCCCGTCGCGCTGTACGTTCCCCTGCCGTCATCGTCCCCCCTACAGGATGGTGGCCAGCACGCCGCACACCGACCCGATCGCGGCCGACACAGCGGCCACGCCCAGGATGATGCGCCCAATGCTGCCCTTGCCGTGGTCGCGCCCGTTGCGGTGTGCCTCCGCTTCCTCCAACTTCCGCAGTCGGCCGTTCAGTTCCGCGCGGTATGACCGCACCTCATGGGCCACCTCGGCCAGCCCGTTATACAAGCGGTCCACATCGCTGGTGGTCATGTTATGTCCGGCCCATAAATCGCCAATGACGCCAACATAGTTGCTGCTGTGGACCCGATTGCGCCCGCTGCTACTGCATGCGTTGCCCCAATATTCACTGTCTTTGAGCCTGCGGTTGGTGTCCATCGAAAGCGTGCGAAAAACGAGCCTAGACCGGCTTGCGTGCCATTCCCCTGCGAAGAAAAACCCAGTGCATTGCCGCCGCTTGTTGCATACACCGTCCCGGTGCTATCGCATAAGTAGAGGACGACATATGCGCCCGCATTAGTTGCCGTAATGACATACGGGATATCTACTTCGACCATATACGCAGAAACACCGTCTGCCGTGAATGTTACGCCTGTGCTAAATAGGCGGTTCACTGGTGCTGCCGCAGTTGTCGCAACCGAACCAGTTGCGGTCTGCCTTGTATAACCCAACAGCCTTTGACTCGCGTACAAGGCGCTTGCGTTATCACTAACGATGTTCATGCTGGCAGCGGTAAGCGTCTGCCCTGCGGTAAAGGTCTCGGGGTTAGTCCACGGCATTAGACGGCCCCGATGTCCTCAACCACAATAAACATCGGTGAAGTCGCGCTCGCCGCGAGCAACAGACTGCCAGCGCCTGTCAACGCTCTGGCCTTCCGCGTAACGCTGCCGCTCAAACCTGTTTCCACTACGGATACGCACAATGGCGACTGAACTCCTGCAAGTTGGTAAATGACGCCGCTTTGCTTCTGAACGTTTGATGCGTCCGTGATCAGGAACTCTGCATAGCCAGCAGCGGTGTTCTGCTGAGCCGAAAAAGTGTAAATAGTCGTCTTGTAATACCGATTTAAAATAGCCGTGAACGTAACAGAGAGGCCAGTGACGTTGGTGGCAGTCGTGATGCCGGATTGGCTAGCCGTGACCTGCGCGTAACCCATCACGCCGCGCGGCATCACGATCGTGTTCTCCACTACGTCCTGGTTCCACTTCGCGGCGGTGAGTACGTCGCCCGTGGCCACGGTTGTGGGGTTTATCCATGCCATGTATTAGGTCCCCCTAGTATCCGAACAGGGCCGACGATTGTAGCCCGGCGTCCGATTGTCCAAACTCCGCGCCGCCCGTACTGGTAGCCGCGTCCGTGTACCCGAACCGCGCGAACTCGTCGCCGCGCCTGCTTAGTGTATAGGTGCTTTCGACGTAGTTACCACCCAGGCCCCAGTCCTGTTCGATGCGTTCGATGTGGTAATCCTGCGTGCCGCCCAGACCCGACGTACCGCCGAACACGCTAGACGGCCACGCGGCCGGGTTGGTATCACCGCCGAACACGAACTCGGAATAGGCCACGGGCGCGGTGATGCGGTCCAGCACCTTCCACACCACCTGCCGCGCGAGGTTCGTGTCGGTGTCGTTGTCCACGTCCAGCGTGATGGGCGGCTGGGGCTGCGACGTGGCGCGCAGGATGAACGTGGCCAGTTCCCCGGCGTCGAAGTCGCTGGCCAGGTACTCGGACTCCACGGCCGACCCGTCGGCCAGCCCGTACCGCTGCTGCGATGAAAAGTCATTTTCCTGCTGCGCGGTGCCCCCGGTGCGGGTCACGGTCTGCCGGTTTACGATGCGGTCAAGGTCCAAGCCGGACCCGATGCGCAGCGCGTCGGACTGCACCGTGGCCAATGAGTTGCGCTCGTACTTGTAGGTCCGCGCGCGGTAGGTGGCCACCCCGCCCTGTACCCAAAACGCGCCCCGGTCGGCCTCCAGTATTTCCGCGACCAACTGGAGGGCCGTTTTATCCGGCGCGTCCTGATCGGGCAGGGTCAGCGTTATGCCCTCTTTCCCGGTTTCCCCCAGGTCGCGCAGGGTCGGGTTAGTGAACCCGGCCTCGGTCAGCAGGAACCCGATCGCATCCGCCGCCGACAGCGCGCCGGGCGATGTGTAGGTGGGGCGCACGCGCGACAGCCACAGGAACAAGTCCTCGGCTTGGATGCGGCATCGCTGTGACTCACTATCCCACGACGCGCTGCGAATGTAGCCGTACCACACCACGGTATCCACGGCGTCCACCGTGACGGTCACGCGCACCGGGCGCATAGGCTCAAAGCCCGGCACCAGCCCCGCCAGCGGCGACTGCCCGGCGACGGCGTTCGGGTTGTAGAAGTCGGGCGACCCCGGCCGGTGTAGCGTGAACTCGCACGATGACGCCTCAAAGTTGGCCAGCGCGGTGTCCCGGCCGATCTTGATACGCGGGCCGTCGCTTACGTCGGTGGAAACGTCGTCATAGGTGCCCGTGAACTGGTCAGCCCCCAGCCCGGACAGCACGTCGGCGCTGTCCAGTTCGGAACCGTCCAGCACGAAAATGCCGCCGGGGGAATCCTCCCAGCCGATTTGCACCGTGAGGGCGTCGGGTATCGGCATTACAGCGACACGATGCGGTCTAGTTCGGGCTGAAGGCGGCGCGCGGCTTCACGGGCGTCCAGCACTCCGTTAAAGGTCACGTTCACCACGCGGGTGCCGCCGCCCTGCATGGCCCCCGCGTCGCGCATGGCACGGGCTAGCGCCGTGCGACCGCGTGACCCGTCCAGCGGGATGACGGCCTCCGGGCCAGCCTCACCCGCGAGGATGGCGCGGCGCAGGATGCCGCCATCTGCCAGCCGCTTTACCTTGATGCCGTACTTGTAACTGCCCTTCTCGCCCGTGCGCGTCTTGCCCGCGCGGGCCTTCGTGTCGGCGTCCAGGTCTGCGAATGCACGGTCGCGGACCTGCTTATCAGCCCACGGCCCCAGGTTGGCACCCTTCGGGTAGCGCCGTGCGGCGGCCGCTGCTGCGGCTTCCTCGTTCACCACGTCCTGCGGGTCCACCACGCCGGACTCGCCCACGCCGCGCTCGCCGCCAAACCGCCCGACGTTTAGCGCGTCCACCTGCGCGGTCACGTTGGCGATGGCGGCGCTAAATGCCGCGCTGAACGCTGCGCCTAGTTCGTCACCCAGCGGCGCGCCGATCAGTTCTTGCATGCGGGTTTTAAACTGGTCGGCGCTGATGGTGCCCCGGTTAAACTGCGCTACCAGGTCATTCATGGACCGCTCGGCGCTGGCCCCGGCTTCGTCGGCCGCGCGCTCCGCGTTGGTAATGCGTTCCTCGGTATAGAAATCGTCCAGCGCCTGCTCCGCTGCGGTGATTTCCTCGGCCGTGCCTGCGGCGCGTCGCGCAGCCTTCAGGTCGTCCTCGCGGCGGTTACGCAATACAAGGTCATGCGCCGCGCGCATGGCGGCGGGGGTCTGGCCGGTAATCGGGTCCACATAGGTGGAGGACCGGCGCGATGCGATCAGGCCGCCCAGGTCACTACCGAACTGCTGCAACCGGGCGCGGGCGTCCCTGATGGACTTGCGGACGGGTTCGCTTAGAACTTCCTCGAAAATCTTACTCACGACAGACCGAACCGGGCCGGGCACCAGGCCTAACAAAGCGTCCTTGATCGCGCTCCCCCCGGCCTTGATTGCCGACACGGCACCATTCACGATTGCCGACCCGATGGCCTTCGCCTTCTCCAGCACCTGCGTGACGGCGGTGGTGATGGCCGACCCCACCGCGCTTACGATCTTGCCCGGCAGGGATGCGACGAACTGGCCCACCTTCAGGATGCCGTTACCGATGCCGCGCGCGAGCGCGAGGGCGGCATTAGTCACGGCCGTGCCCACGCCGCTGATGATGCCCGCCAGCCCTCCAAAGATTGACCGCATGATGCTGCCGACCGCTCGCACCGCGCCGCTGAAATCACCACGAAACAGGGCGGCTAGCGCCTCAAAGATTCCGCGCACCACGCCCAGCGCCGCCTGTACGCCGGACTGAATCCCGCGCATGATCGGCAGGATGATGGTGGAAAGCGTGGGCCACACGCTACGCACGATGTCCACCACCGACCGAATGACGCTGATGGCCGTGGTGAAAATGGGAACCCACACGGTCTGGATGTGACCGCGCACCGCTTCGAACACGGTGCGAATGGTGCTGCTGATCTGCGGCCAGTTCGCGCGCACCCATCCTATAACGCGTTCCAGCGCGCCCGCGATGTTCTCCGCGATCACCGGCAGGTAACGAGCGGCGAAGTTGCCCAGCGCGTTCATGGCCGGGGTCAGGGATACCCCGATGCGCTCAAAGGCGTTTTCAGCGGCGACCTTCGCGCGTTCCATGCCACCCGCCGCAGTCTCACCGAACGCCTTAGCCTGTCCGGCCACCTTCGTCTGCAACAGGCCCAGGGCCTCGGTCGGCGTCATGCCCTTTTCTACCGCGATGCCGTACCGCTTCAGCCCGGTGACGTTCCCGGCCAGCACGCGCTCCACCAACTTGCCCGCCGCGCCCACCTCCATCTGCCGGGCGCGGGCCAGGTCCAGCGTGACCGGCAGCGCCTTCAGCGCGGTATTGGCATCGCCCGACGAACGGGCCAGGCCGCTAAAGGTGTCCTGTATGTCCTCGTCGTCGAAGCCGGACATCAGGGACAGGCTGGTAACGGTGCTATCCACGCGGCTGCGTACCGCGTCGGTGTTCTGGCCCAGCGCCTTCAGTTGCGCGGTGAGGCGCGCGTTAGACGCCTCGGCATCGGCGGCAGCCTTGCCCGCCTTCACCAGCCCCACGGCCAGGGTGGTGCCGACGGCGGCACCCGCGACCAATCCGACCTTGCCCAGCATGGCCAGCGCCGGGGTAGCCGCTCGCACCTTCCCGCCGAACCCGGCCGACGATGCCGACGCGGCGGCCATGCCACGGCGGAACCGCGTCACGTCGGCGGTGATGATGGCCTTCAGTTCACGGGTCAGCGCCACGGTGCTATCCCTTCGCCGGTCGGTTCATGGCCTTTAGGTCGGCCGCGATGCGCTCCACCTCGGTGGGCGTCAGGCGGTCCATGTCCCAGGGTGCCAGGCCATAGGTACGCATCAGGACGGGTTCCCACCATTGTCGGGGGTCGTCGCTGGCGGCAGCGCGCTTGCGTCGGCTGCCTCCACGGTAGGGCGCTCGCCGGGGTCGTCCTCCACGGTGATGGCCCCGAACGGCAGGGCCTCTAGCGCGTGGGCGTCCACGTCGGTGCCGGTGCGTGCTGCGCTGATGACGGCCAGGGCGATGATGAAACCGCCGTCCCCGTTCTCCAGCGCGCTATCCAACTGCGCGGGCATCAGGCCGGTAAGCCCCTTAATAACCCGCATTTCCCCGTAGGTCAGTTCCTCGGGCAGCGGGTAGCGATCAGGCTCGCCCGCCCCCATGTCAATCACGATGCTAGGCAATGCCGCCTCCCCTAAATCCATGCTTACGCGCCACGCGCTCTATTCCCTCGGCCAGCGTTTCCATAACCTCGTCCCGCTTCTCGTTTAGCGCGGGATACAGGAAAGGCCGCTTGGGGTCGGTGTTGCGCTGACTGGTGCCGAACTCGTACATCCACGGATAACGGAACCCGCCCCGCGCCGTAGCGCGCACGGTCACTATGCCGGTGTTCTTGCGGACGTAGCCCTTGATGCTGCTGCCGCGCGTAGTGCGGCCGGGCCGGTAATACTTGCGCCGCTTGCCATACGGATTACCGTCGCGGTCCAGGCGGCGCGGCTGGTTGCCGACCATACCTGCCTCCGGTGCCGTGACCTCGCGGGCGTGCGTGGCCACCATGTCGGCGGCCTTCTGCATTTCACGCTGGAGCGCCTTCACGCCCCCGGTGCCGAACTCGCGGTCCATCGCCCGCAGGTCGCGGTAGAGCGCGTCCAGCCCGACGATGTAAACGCTGTTGCCAACGCTTGCACCGCCACGGCCGGACGCGCCCTTACCACCGAACAGGGCCATCGCTTACGACAGGTTCTCGGACGACTGGTACTCCAGCGTCAGCGGCTGGTTAGTACCGTCATCGGTCGCCATGAGTTCCACCGTAAGCGCCACGATCTCGGGGCCGTCAATCGTCGGGGTTGCCGACGTGATGACCGCCTGCGGCACGGTGGCCTTCAGGTAGGGGTAGTTCGTCGAAGCGATCGCCGTGCCCCCGGTCCAGGTGCCGATAATGTTCGTTACCTTCGTGCCCGCGCGGAACTTCGACACGAAATCGCTGGTGGCCCACGTTGCGCCGCCTGCGGTCCCGTCGAAATCCATTTCCAGCGTCAGCGTGATTTCGTCCTTAGCGTTGATAATCGGCCGGGACTTCAGGCTGGTGCTGTTGATCTGATACCGCTCCACGTCGTACCCGTGGGTCACGGACAGTTCGTAGGACTTCAGCGGCACGGCGGTGCCGCCCACGGTGATCGCGCCCTGATGGAACACCAGCGGTTCCGTGCCCGATGCGTATGACACGGCGGTGACCGCCGACGCGCTGGGGATGTAGTCGCGGCCGTCCACGGTAAACGAGCCGGTCAGGATGCCGTCAATCTCATTGGACAGGCTGAACTCGGTCACGAAGCAACCCACCGCGTCCATGCGGCGCACGTTGCCGCCAACGTCGGCCACGCCGGTCTGGATGGTCATGGATGACAAGTCAGCCGGGTCGCCCAGGTGAGTGGTGTAGAGATACACCCCCGACGCGGGCGCGGTCTTGATGGTGCCAATGGCGCGGCTGTCGCCCATCGCGTGAATCAGCCAGCGCGCCATAGCGTTGCTGGTCACGTCCATTTCGATGTCGCCGTTGACGCCCTTGCGGTTGACCACGGTGCGGTCGCCGCGCTGCACGCGCAGGCCCGCCCGCAGCCCCTCGGACATGATGGATTCCACCTGCAACTCCAGCCCCACGCTGGTGGCCTCCAGCGCCACCGTCGGCGTGACCGCCGTGCCATAGGTGGTTTCGATGCCAAACTGGACCTGTGAACCCAGGCCCGAACCGATAGCCATAGTTGGCCCCCTTACTCGGCCGGGTCGGCCGGGTCGTCGTGCTTTGCGGTCTTAGCCTTCGCAGGCTTCGCCGCCTTGTCTGATGCTGGTGACCATGCGGCCGATTCCAGCAGGTTATCCGCGAGGGCGTCCGGCACTTCCACCGGCTCACCCTTCACGGCCTCAATGGTAGCGACACCATCCACCACCACGAACACGGCGGCATGGTCGCCGCCATAAATCAGTTGCGCCATGTCGGCCTCCTAGATACGGGCACGGGTCTGGATTTCCACGGTAATGCGTGCCTCCCGCGTGGTATCGGATGCCAGCGGCTCCATCCGGTAGCGCGCAAGTTCGGCGGTGAGGACCGTACCGCTTACGGTCGGGTCCGAACGCAGGCAGGCGTCCACCTCGGCCAGCAGCGCCAGGGCGCGCTCGTCGGCGTCCTGCTGCTGCGTACCCTCGCGCGTCACGCTGATGAACAGCGCCACGGTGTAGTCCTCAAACTTGCGAACGGTGCCAATGGCCGCGTATTCCTGCGTGGCCTCCACCTGCCCCAGCAGGATGTGTTCCCGCTGTAGCGCGCCCGACGGCATGCCGTAGCCCAACTGCACGCCGGTCAGCCCGGCGCGTGCCTGTAGCAGCGCGATCAGCGCCGCGCGCATGGCGGTGATGGTCGTGGTGGCCACGGCCTAGAACGCGCCTACCGCGCGACGGTACGGCCCCAGCATGGCCAGCGATGCCGTGGGCAGGGCGAACGACGCGGCGCGCAATGGCTGTATGCCCACGTCGGTGTCCACCAAATCCTGCACGGCACCGAAGGCGTCCAGCCGCCGGTCCATGTTGGCCGACACCGCCAGGATGGCGGCGCGCTTCACATCGTCGGGCACGGACCCGAAGCCCCACGCGGCCGACGTGACAGCGGCGATGGTGTACCCGAACCGGCGCGCATCCTGCCCCGCGTGCAACTGCCCGACATCGCGGCTAATCGTGATTGACGTGAAGGTGTCATCGGGGTTGATCGGGTTTAGCCGGTAGTCGGTGTTAGCCGTCAGCGTCGTGCCGCCGCCCGTGTCGTCGGGGTTGATTACGACGGTAAGCGCGCTCGCGCTGTTCAGGTCGTAGGGGTTCAGGTCTATCAGGTTGGACGGGTAAGGCACGCGGAACCTGCGCGTGGTGCTGCCGGTCGTCGTCGTGCGGAACTCGCGCTGGCAATAGGTAGCGATGGCGCGGGAGATTTGCGTGATGATGACCTGCGCCAGTTGGTCGCGGGTGGTGTCGGCCGTGGGCATTTCCAGTTCCCGACGCACGTCGGCCAGGGTCACCAGGTCTATGCCTGCCGGGGTCGCTGACTCGGCGGCGCTGCTGGTAACGGTGACATCCTCCACCGCATACAGCGCGGGGCTGCCGCCGTCATCCCACACGACCTGATACTGCCCGGCCACGGTCGGCGCGGTTAGCGTCTTGATGTAGATACCCGACCCGCTCGGGAACTCACTAATCCCCGCCGTCGTGCGGGACGTGGTGGTGCCTCCCGCGCCGTCGTTCAGGCGCACGCCCACGGTGCCGGTGCGGCCGGTGGCGAAACCTGCCGCGCTTGTCTCAAAGGTCGCGCCGGGCCTAACGTAAATGCTCACGGGTCCACCTTTACGGCAGTAACGATTACGGACGGGACAGCCGGGCGCGTTGGGGATGCCGCCGCGTCCACCTTCACCAGCGCCATGTGCGAGTCAGGGGATGACCACTTGATCTGCACATAGTCACCGGCCGACACGGTTACCAGCCAGTTCCAGGCGGCCACCGATTTAGCGGCACCGGCGCTACCCGAAACGGTTACCACCGTATTGCTGTTGGCCACGTTGTTGCCGTTATAGGCCAGCCAAATGTCAGTCGTATTTGACCCGCCGCCGCTCGTCCTGTCCAGTTGCGCCGAAAACTGCACGTCATACGTCCCGGCATACGCGAAGGTGATGCGGCTGCTATTCGTCACGCTCACGCCGCTGTTGGTGCCTTCGGACGTGTTCAGCGTAATGGTGTTTGCCTGATTCGCCCCGCTGGTGTTCTGCGTGGTCGTGTCATAGAACGACCCCCACGCAGGGCGTGTTATGCGGGTGGCGGTCATCGGGTTAGCGCGTGGCGGCCTTGCGGGCGGTCGCGGCCGGGCGCTTCGTCGCGCGCTTCGCAGGCGTTGCGCCCTCATGTCCTACCAGCGCCAGTTCCGCGTTAATGGCATCCACGCGGTGGGGCTTACCGTTCACCTCGGCCGCGCGGCGTTCCTCCAGCAGCCCGGTGATGTATGCCTGTCGCTGTTCGTTCGTCATGTGCTGCCCTTCCTGCTAGGGGCTAGTGCCGGGGGCTAGCGATGCCAGCCCCCGGCGTAGCCGTTATGCGTGTGCTACTAGGCGAAGGCCGGGGTGGTCAGGCCGGTGCCCGACACCACAGCGATGCTGGCGGGCATACGCTCCGACGCGAACGCGCTGAAGGCGTAAGCCTGAATCCTCACCGTGAGGTTGCCCGAAAGCACCTCGGTCAGCACGCGGGTGCGCAGCGGTCCTTCCATGAACCGCAGCGTGTCGGCGCTGTAGGCAATGATGCGGTCCTGATTGGTGCCCGCGCCCAGGTTCGTCGGGATGCCCGTGGTGGTCACGACCGGCAGACCGGCGAAGGTCAGCAGCGTGCCGCCGCCCTGCTCGCCCAGCGACTGCGGGTAGGTGCCGACCTGAAACAGCGACGACGAGGTGGACACGGACCCGGCCAGCCACGCGGCACGGCGCGGGGTCATGGCGATGTGAGTAGCCGTGTAACGCCCCGACGTGTCCTGCTCAATCTTCGACACGGCATCGAACACCGGGCCGATGGTCTCGGCAGCCGTCGGGCTGGCGTCGGTGTAGGTCACCGAACCGATGCCCGACACCTGAAGCAGGCCAACGTGGGAGTTAGCGCCGCTGGTGCCGTTCACCACGGCAGTCTCCAGCGCGGAATCGTAGGCCGAAACGAGGTCGGCCAGGATGATCGCATCCATGTTGGTGCGCTCAAACAGCGCCACGCTGATGTCCTGCTGGCCTGCGAACAGGCGCACGTTAGCGGTGACCGTGGAGGTGGCGGCGTCAGTCTCCGACACCGAACCGTTATCCGCCGACGCGGCCACGGAAACGCCCGTGTCCAACTTCGGCATGGTGATGCTCATGCCCGAATCCGGCAGCGGCAGGGTCGGGATGGTGTTCACGACCTTACGGGCCTGCCGGTTCACCGGGACGTACAGCGCCTCCAGGTAGTTCGGCGGCACGAAGTCAGCGCCGCCCGTGTCGGACGACGAGGACAGGTCACGGCCCTCTGTCTCCACGCGGTGCCGGGCCAGCCGGTCCTGCGCGTCCCGCTCACCCTTGTGGGCGTGGTACAGGTCACGAAAGAACGAGTGCGGGCGGTCGGGGTGGTACACCGACTCCTCGCGGGTCACCTTCACGGACACCTCACGGACCTCCTGCTCCTGCGGCTCGTCGGCGGGGACCATGACGGGCTGCGCTGCGCGCGCCTCCGCGATGTCCTCCAGCCGCTTGACGATGTTCTGGCGGCGCTCAACCTCGGCCTCCAGGTCACGGGCGCGGGCCTCGGTGGCCTCCAGGTCGTCGGCGTCAGCCTCGCCCACGGCGGTAACTGCGGCCTC